AATGGTTTTGAACTATCGATTCAAAAAATTGAAATTTTGGCCAAACGTGGCCGTATAAGTTAAGGGGCGGCACATGTCTAACTATACCAAATCGACCGACTTTGCATCTAAGGACTCATTAGCCTCTGGCAATGCGGCCAAGATTGTTAAGGGTACGGAGATTGATACCGAGTTTAATAATATCGCCACAGCGATTGCTACTAAAGCAGACTTGGCAAGCCCAGGCTTTAGCGGAACTCCAACAGCACCAACAGCGTCGTCTGGCGATAGCACAACCAAGTTGGCAACAACAGCATTTGTATCGAGCGCACTTTCTACAGGTATTGCAGCTGCATACCCAGTAGGCTCAATATATATTAATGCTTCAGTTGCTACTAACCCAGGCACATTGCTTGGTTTTGGCACATGGACAGCGTTCGGCGCGGGTAAGGTACTGATTGGCCTTGATTCAAGTGACGCTTTATTTAGCACGGCTGGGAATTCTAGTGGTAGTAAAGATTCCATTGTTGTTAGCCATACTCACACGGCTACATCAAGCGTCACTGACCCAGGGCACTTGCATTCTTTAGGGAGAAGCAGAGAATCAGGAAATGATGGTGGATTTGGTGCTGGATCAACTTCTGTATTTGGTAATACTGGATCAGCAAGCACTGGAATTTCTGTTTCAACCTCGATATCGTCAACTGGCTCAAGTGGTACTAACGCGAATCTTCAGCCTTACATCGTTGTTTATATGTGGAAGCGTACAGCATGAGTGCCATACTTGAGAATTTGGGTGGTGATATTACCCACCACTTTTCAGATGGCTTGTATGCCAAAGAAGCGTTTGTCCCTGCTGGCACGGCCATACTGAAACACACGCATAACTTTAGCCATCTGTCTATTTTGGCCAAAGGTAAAGTAGCGGTTATGAAGGGCGACGTTATTGAAATAATTGACGCGCCAGCGTGTATAGAAGTTAAAGCAAACGTAGTTCACGGCATTAAGGCTGTGAGCGATTGTGTCTGGTTTTGTATCCATGCGACGGATGAAAAAGACCCGTCTAAGGTGGATGACGTTTTAATTAGAGGGGAATAGTATGCCTTTTTTTGATCTTTTAGGTAGTTATGTTCAAGGCGAGGCCACCAAAGACGCAGCAAATACGTCTGCTAAAGCACAATTAGAAGCCGCTCGAATTGCTGCTGAAGAATCGCGTTTTCGTCCTATTGGCGTAACTACGCGATTTGGCTCTAGTCAGTTCACGATGGATCCGACAACTGGCCGCTTATCCGCCGCTGGTTATACGGTATCGCCTGAACTTAGGGCGTATCAAGATCGCTTGATGGGGTTGAGTAATCAAGCATTGACTGACGCTGAAGCCGCTAGAGGGCAATACATGCCTTTAACTGATGCTGCGTCTAGTCTCTTTAACCTTGGCAACCAATACTTAGCGCAGTCGCCTGAAGAAGTTGCTGCTAATTATATACAAGGTCAGCAAAATTTACTCGCACCTAGCCGTGAGCGTCAATACGCGCAGCTACAAAATCAATTGTTTAATACTGGCCGCACTGGTTTAGCCGTCGGCGCAACTGGTATGCGTCCTGATGGCAGCGCTGGCCTTGGCGCTAGTAACCCAGAATTAGAAGCGTATTACAACGCGATAGCGCAGCAAGATGCCGCTTTGGCCGCCGATGCTCAACAAAAAGGTCAACAGCAACTAGCATTCGGTACAGGTTTGTTCAACCAAGGCGCTAATTTTTTAGGTCAATTCCAACAGGGTCAGATTGGTGCTTTATCACCGTTTACCACTTATTTTGGCGGCGTAAGTAATTTAGAAGGTTTGGGTCAGCAACCATTGGATATCGGCGCGAAATTAGGTGGCGGGAATGCAGTCGGCGCGCAAGCATTGTTTGAAGGTGGGTCAAATGCTGCAAGAACTATGCAGGGGCCTAATTCATATAGCCTTTTAGCTGATGCTTTGCAGGGCGCAGGAGATAGCCCATATATCCAGCAAGGTGTGCGTAGTTTGTTTGGGAACTCGGGCGGCGCTAGAGCCAACGACTTTAGCGAGAACGCACAACTATATGGTATTTAAGGAGCAGATATGGCAAGCGAAATTTTAGGGTTGTTTACATCGCCAGAGCAATACAACATGATGCAGCAACAGGCACAGCAAAATCGTGCAGCTCAGTTTGCTCAACTTACTCCAATGGAAAAAGCTAGTTATGGCGCGTATAAAGGTGGCCGAGGATTAGCCGACTTCGGCGTTCGTTTATTTGGTGTCGAAGACCCACAACTGCGTATGATCTCGCAGCGTCAGATGCTTTCTAGAGATATTGATCCTGCTGACCCTGAGTCTATATTGCGTGCAGCTCAAAGAGCTGGGCAAATGGGCGATCAACAGTTTGCATTGACGCTATCTGATTACGCTCGTAAAGCACAGAGCGAGATGGCGTTAGCTGGGCAACGCACCGCGCAAGCTAATAAAGAATATAGACAATCTATACCAAATGATTTGCTAATTACTCAAGAACGCGCAAAATATAGCGCGGCGTTACGTGAGTTAAAAGCACTACCTCCGTCAGAAGAAAATGTAGCAAAAATAAACTACCTTAACGATGTGTTAGCTGGATTACCTCTCCCAGGCGCCGCTAAACCTATTGATAAAATAGAAATAAATAAACAGATAGTTCAGCTTAGAGAAAAACTACGCGCGGCCCCTAAAGGGTCGCCTGAAAGCCAAGATTTACAAGCTCAAATTGATTTCTTAAGTGGCGCTAAAGACGAGAAAGCAAACATTAGAGAAGTAGGTGTTGCTACAGGAACTAATAAAGCCGTATTTTTGGATGTTAATAACGATCAACAATTTATATACCAAACAGGTAAAGATGGTAAACAAATTCGCGTACCTTATGATGGCGCGGTAGATCGTACAACTGCAAAGGTTAGTGCTAGTTCAACTTCGGTGCAAGAAAACGAATTTAGCAAAGGTTTAGGGCGTTTACAAGCTAAACGCTATGATGACGCATCTAGTTTGCGTGATAACTCTATAGCTGCGCTTAATTCATTGGATAGGCTAATTAAACTAGATCAAAATGGTTTGATTAGCGGCGCGCGTGCCGATGATCGTGTCGGGTTAACTAATTTCTTAGACACAATTGGGGTATTAAGTGGATCAGATAAAGATAGGCTAGCTACTTCACAAAACTATCAAAAAATTGCTGGTGATATTGTTTTAGCGACACTTGGAGGGCGACTTGGTGCTGGGTTCTCTAATGAAGACCGTAAGTTTATTCAAGGTTTAGTACCACAACTTGAAGCTAGCCCAATAGCTCGTAAACAACTACTTGATTTCTTAGTACGCAAGAATCAGAGTATTGTTGATGAAACTACTCGCTTAATGGATTATGCAGAAAGTAAACGTACTTTGAATGGATTTACTCCTAAAATTCCATTGGTAAGCGTTCCTAGAACTGGCGCGCAAGCATATACCGACGCCGAATTAAAAGCGGCGATTGCAAAGAAAGAAAAAGAAGAAGCCCAGGGTAAAGGAAAATAATTATGTCTGAGCCAACACTTGAAGAACTAAAAGCCGAACTTCGTCGTCGAGGCGAAACTGTTTCTACTGAATCGGTCATGTATCAAGACGAACCTACTAGAGGTGAGTTCTCTAAGTTTGCTGAATCACTTACAAAAGGCGCGGGTAAAGGTATAGCCAGTGTACTTGGTGGTTGGGGTAATTTGTATGATTACCTGAAAGAAAGCAAAGACCCAAGTCGTTTTTCTACTGCTGGAATTGCTAAAGGTATTAAAGACAAAACTGGCATAGATATTCTAACTATCCCAGGATACGGCGGCGCGTATGAGTTTGGTGCAACAGGCGCTCCTGCGGCTGCGTTTACTGCATTGGGCGTGCCTGGGCTATTTAAACGCACTATTCCTGGCGTCGCTGCTGAAGGTACCGTTGCTGGCGCAACAGGCTTAATAAGCCAAACTGTTGCCCCCGACAGCCCATTGGCGCAACTTGGTATCCAGATGTTGCCTTACGGCAGTAAGTTAGGCGCAAAAGTAGCTGAAAAACGCATTACCCGTCCTGAAGGTACGTTTCCATCACTAGCTCAAATAGATGAGTTGTTGCGCGTTGGTCGTTTAACGCCAGGTGAAGCTACCTTACTACGTCAACAATTGGCTACCGAAGCGCGCGTAGAGGCATCGCCAGAATCGGGCGCTGTGCCTTTTAGACGCGCCCAAGCAAGGGATGTTGAAGGGTTTTTAACTAAGTTGTTTGACCGCGCTGCGGGTACAACATTAACCGCAGGTGAAACGACTACAGCTGTTTTTGATGCGTTTAAAAACTACGGCAAATCGTTGTCATCAAAATTACGCTCAGATGCAGCTACTGATTTTAACGCAGCTAAAAAAGCTGGTGGTTCTGTAGATACTTCACCTATTCTTGCAACTGTTGATGCGCAACTATCTGGTTTGCCTCTTGAAGCTCCTGGGTTAGCTAATTTACGTGGGTCGTTACAGCGCATACGTGATGAATATACGCTGTTAGACCCACAAGGAAACCCTGCGGGCGCGGCTAATATAGATATTGGGCGTTTACAAAAAAACCTATCTGCTTGGGGTGATGCTGCTTATTCTGGATCGGCTAATTTTGGTAAAGGTAATATTTTCGAGGGTGTTGCGCCTGGGCAAGCTAAAGGCATCGCGTTATCCGTTCTTAAAGGGTTTAAGCAATCATTAGATGATGCTATTGCTAACGGCGTACCTGGCGCGGATAAATTAAAAGCAGCCCGTGATAAATTTGCACAAAATATAAAATCTATCGAAGAATTCTCAGATCGTCCATTAACTAGATCGTTTGATGTACAGAATGTTAGTGAGTTAGTGCCTGAAACAGTCATGCAAAAATTAAAAACTTTGCCTGATTCTCAGCGTCAAATTTTAATCGACGTTATGCAAGCGCACCCTAATACTCAAGTAAATGAAGTTTTAAATACCATTCGTCGGACTCAAATGCAAGACGTATTAACTGCTGGCCGCCAAGGCGCGGCGGGCGCATCCTCGCTACAACCTGAGTTTGCTATAGATAAAGCGTTAGCTTCAATGAATAAAAAAGGCGACTTAGGACAATTATTTCCTAACCCTAAAGACCTTGCGGACGCGCGATTAGCTATGCAATGGATGAAACGAGTCTTAACTAAAGAATCGGCTTCGGCTCCTGGTGGCGTTGGTGGCGGCGCTGTTTTTGGCGGCGCTAGAACGGCTGGTTTAGGTTACGGTGAATCCGTAGTATTGCGCGAAGCGGCGGCGCTATTGCGTAATGTTATTGCTAGTCCTGAAGCGTTTTCAAACATAATTTTTAGCCCTGAAAATCGTAAAGTGTTAATGGATTTATCGACTAAGAAAACGCTTACGCAAAAAGGATTAGATTCGCTTTACAACATTACTAAAGTAGGCGCTATAGGCGCCGTTCGTGCTGGCCCAATGATGGATACAACACGCCCTGAAATGCGGTCGTTACCTACGCAAGAATCTGTTGCTGGCCCAACTTTAGAAGAACTAAAAGCAGAATTAAAAGCGCGCGAAGAAAGATAAATCATTGATCCAATCACTATTCTTGCCGCTGCAAAAACTGCTGCTGCCGCTATACGAAAAGGCTGTGAACTATACCAAGAGTACAAAGCACAAGGTATGGAGTTGGTGGACGTTTACGGCCAGGCCAAGGATGTCGTCGCCGACCTTAGCACGCATCTCGGTAATTTTTTCAAATCGCATGAGGCTCTTGAAAAACACGTTCATGAGGAAGAGCTAAAATCAAAGAAAGCGCGTGACCCTGAGTTGTCCGTCAACCAAGAAGCATTTAATCGTATCTTGGCGCAGAAAGAGATGATACGACTAGAAACTGAATTACGCGAAACTCTCGTGTACCAAGCGCCCAAAGAACTCGGTGCTATCTGGTCATCCTTTGAAGCTATGCGCGATAAGGTTAAGGTAGAACGTGCAGAGGTGCAACGTCAAGAGTTAGTAAAGCAACAGGTGGCGGCATGGCGTCGGGCAAGTATAAAAAGAAAAATCGCGGCGCAGATGACGTCAATTCTCGCGGTCGTGTTCATAACATTGTGGTTCCTATGGCTAATGATACTTCTAAGGACGAGCGCGACGTACCGTGGTCTCTACTCATCGCCGTGGTGGTCTTGTGTTTTGTGTTGATCTTGGCTCTCCCCATCATGGGGATCATGTATATGGATATGAACAACGCCACAGCAATGGCGATGGAAGAAGCAAGAAAAATGCGCGAGTTGCGCGTCAAAATACTTTTAGAAATGCGGAGTGAATAATGCTTACAATCTTTTCGACTTTTGTATCCTTTTTGATGGGCGGTTTGCCTAAGTTACTCGACTTCTTTCAAGATCGCTCAGACAAATCCCATGAGCTAAAACTGGCTCAGATGCAGACAGAGCGCGAGTTGCAACTAGCCGCGGCGGGGTTTATTGCGCAAGAAAAAATAGAAGCCATTAAGCTAGACGAGATTAGAACCCAGACACAATCTGCGGAGAAAGTCTCGCTAATCGACGCACAAAAAGCGGAGATGAATGCCATCTATGTCCACGACGCCGCGCTTAGCGAAGGCACAAGCAAGTGGATGAAAGACCTGCGCGCAAGTGTTCGTCCTGTGATTACGTATGGCTTCTTTTTCTTGTTAGTCGGTATTGATGCCGTTATTGCGTACAAGGGTCTGACAACTGGCGTGGAGTTTACAGCGTTAGCCGACCAGTTATGGGATAACGAGACGCAAGCGTTGTTTGCTAGCATCATAGCGTTCCACTTTGGCGGCAGGGCTTTTGGCAAATGATCAGCGCCAAAGCACTTGAAATGATTAAGCACCATGAAGGCGTAAGGATTAAACCTTACCGGTGCCCTGCCCAACTTTGGACAATTGGCGTGGGTCATGTAATTGACCCAAACCATACGAAATTGTCGGTAGATGCTAGGAAGCTCCTACCTTGTCCTACGGAGTGGAACCGCACGTTTACGATGGAGGAAGTCGATGCCATTCTTCAAAAAGACCTTGATCGTTTTGTTGCGGGAGTTCTGCGCTATTGCCCTAGTAGTGTTAATAATCAAGGCTGGCTTGACGCTCTTGTGAGTTTTAGCTTTAACCTAGGCTTAGGCACACTTCAACGCAGTACACTGCGCCAAAAACACAACCGCGGCGATTATGTTGGCGCAGCGGATGAGTTCCTGAAGTATTGCAAAGCTAGCGGAAAAGTTTTACGTGGTCTTGAAAACCGACGCAAGGATGAGCGCGCTATATATCTAACGTAATTTGTAACGTTATCTTAACAAATATATGATATATAGCAGAAATGCCTAAAAAATCACTTCCCGCCGATTGTATGCCAGCGTGCGTTTCGTGCGCTTTTTTTATGTGCGAACTAAAGGAAGAACTAGGCTTTTGTAGACGCTATCCTCCCATGATTATTGAAGCGGAAGATGGTTACGATAGTTGCATACCTGTTACCGCTCGCGCTGATTGGTGCGGCGAATTTATACGCAAGGTGAATTAATGGCCACTAAAATATCGGATGATGATTTTATTGCGACATGGCGTCGGCTGCAATCAGTGACCGATATGGCTAACGAGACAGGCCTAACAATTCGTGCGGTAAATGCGCGTCGTCGCAAACTAGAGAAAAATTACGGCACTATTTTGAGCGCAGCAAGCCCGCGCAGTCCTGATTTTAAGATTTCGATACCTGAAAACGGTATTCGGGTTAATTTTGAACTTGATAGCGGCACGATTATGGTTGCTAGTGATTGCCACTACTGGCCTGGCATCATATCAACGGCGCATCGTGCGTTCGTATTGTTTGCGAAAGAATTAAAGCCTAAAGCGATTGTGATGAACGGCGACGTTTTTGACGGCGCGTCAATCAGCCGTCATCCACCTGGCGGCACTTGGGAAGCCACACCCACGGTTAGGCAAGAACTCGAAGCTTGTCAAGAGCGCCTGTCTGAGATTGAAGCGGCGTCGCTTAATAGTAAGCTGCATTGGACATGGGGTAACCATGACCACAGATTTAATGCTAGGTTGTGCGCGCAAGTAGGTGAGGGTTTTAAGGGCATCATGGGTATGAACCTGACCGATCACTTCCCACGCTGGAAATTCTCAACGTCTGTTATGGTTAATGGTAATTGCATGATAAAACATAGGTGGCATAACGGAATCCATGCTATTTATAACAACACCCTTAAGGCGGGTACCTCAATCGTTACCGGCCATCTTCACTCCTTAAAATGCACGCCTTTCACCGACTACACTGGCACGCGCTACGGCGTCGATACAGGGTCGCTTGCCGACGTCAACGGCCAACAGTTTAGTTACTCAGAAGATAACGCTCGCAACCATCGGTCGGGCTATGCCGTGCTAACTTTCTATAAAGGCAAGCTATTGCCGCCGGAGCTTTGCGAAGTGCTTGATGAGGAAGAAGGCATCATTTATTTCCGTGGAAACGTCTTTAAAGTGTAAAAATCAGCGCGTAATATAGCTTTGTGGCCGTGGGGGCTGCATTTAATTGGGAGTTATTATGTCTGCTACAATCTTGGTAATTTTGGAAGATGATGAGCTTCAGTTTGCTTACGACGAAGATGGCGCGCTTTGCTACTACGACGAAGAGTTAGACGATTGGGTTGAAGATACTGATGTTGACTACGACGACGCTGGCTACGCTTACTATTTCGACGAAGATGAGCAAGCATGGTTATACTTCGATGATGAAGAAGATGCTTGGGTTGAGTTCGATATCGCAGCTTAATTAATTTTTTCGCGCTGCCACTAACAGCGTCTTAGCCCAAGCTCAATGCTTGGGCTTTTTTATGCGCGCTAATAGTACGACGGTCGTGGTGCGCACGTTACATCAACAACCACATCCGATGTGCGTCCTGAAATCTTGCGCTTGGCCAGTATCATCACCGCTCTGGTGCGATTCGATTCGCAATCCTGAATGGCCATGATGACTTCATTTCGACTCATGGGTTGGACGTCTTTTTCTACCGTCAACGCTGTATTCGGTAAATCGAATGTTGAACATCCGGTTAAAAAAAGTAATGGCAGTAGTTTTTTCATGATTTCGCCTTTTTTAATTGTTGACTATTTGTTCAATGCCTTGAACACAGCGCATACGGAAATCAGCCCATTTCTTCATAAATCTTGGGTCTTCCGACGGCGGTGTCCAGTTGTAAATAGCGCGCCAACGGATAGTTACATCCGTAGTTGATGGCGTGTAAATGTAGTGGTCGCTTACGCTAATGTGATTCCGTTTTTTCATTGTTTCTCCTATCTTCGTTTTTTCTTCGGATTGATACTTCTCGCTTCTTCATTGCTGCAACTTCTTCTTTAGTGTAAAGAGATTTTGATTCTGGCTGCGGTAAATTTGCTAACCAGACCTCGCCTGTATAAGCAGAAAACCCGCATTTGTGGCATTTACGCAGCCGCCTAACGCCACCAGGCTGTTTTTGAGTCCACGTTACATTAGTTCGATCACCGCAATCTTTACAGTTCATTTTTCTTCTTTCAAATAACCATTCTTTTCTTTTACCTTGGCCTCAATCAACCGCTCATAGTCCCAGTTATGTTCTTCTTCTTCTGTTTCATCCACAGAATCCATGTAGTCGCCAAATGCATCGGCTATTTCATCATCCGTCAGACTGATCCATTCTTTTGGCTGCGTATAGTTCGGCTTACTACCTGAGTATGTTTTCACCCACGGTTCTTTATTTGCAGCTTGCCAACCCTGCATAGCCCAATAAATTGGTGTTCCTTTTTCGTAGCCAGTACCCTCAACAAGTTCATCACCATTCCACCACTCAAAGAATTGTGGCTCGTTAATGATTCGTATGCGTCCTTGTGATCTATTAACGTCATTATTGCTTTGTCTTTTGCGCCACAATGATTGTGTGTCCGAAGTTTGTGTATTCTTTTCGGACGTAGCAAACAAATTATCACGCAGCTCATCCCGCTGCCTCAAAACACAAGCAAATCTATCGCAGTAATACCCGCAAGAATGTATATCGTAATCGCTCATTTTGCCCCCCTATATAATTTTTCCATAATGGTTTTAACATCAGCAATCTTGCCTGATTTGTTGGTATAAATACTTTCGGTCTTGCGCTCTGAACATGGCTGGCAAATCCAGCGGCCAGTTGTTCTGGTTTTGCGATAAATGCCACCAGCAATGTCGCGGTTGCTTTGGCAATTGGTGCAGAATTTAGTGGTCATTTTCCTCCCCTAAACTTTATTATTTGTTCTTTTGCATTATCAGCACCCTTGCACACAAGCACGGTGTCGCCAATGCTGCGCAGGTAACTGTGCCAATCTTTTTGCACTGCGCTAACTGACCCGCCCTTAATACGCTTCATTTCAATCCACAGTTTCCACTCTGGTGCGTATAGGTCAGGAACGCCTGGACTGACTCCCTCGACCTTTAACCGTGCGGCCACCGTGATGGATCGTTTCTCACCATTGGCAATGGCAAAGATTCTTACATTCTCATACGTCTGTCGAAACCATTTAACGACTTCGCGTTGCTCTTCGTGTTCAGTTGGTATTCGTTCATTCATTCCAGTTCCTTGACAAGACACGATAAAACTTTCCTTCTTTTTTATATTTAATCGTTGCCGGTGGTTTACCATCATTCATATAACGAGCGATTTCGTCAAGTTTTGTTATACCTGTTGCAAATAACTCACGGCTACCAACGCCGGACGCATTAGCCATCTTTGCTAATTCATTAACTGCTTTGTCACCCGCATAGCCGTCGTGACGGAGTGGCAGGTACTCGGTGATCGATGGGTCGGATAAATTCTTTGAATAATAACTAACGGCTAACATTTCTTTGCCGCTGTTATTGCTAATGTGCTTGCGCCAGTTCCAGCCGGTAATAATCATTTGCTTGGCATCCACACCCATAATGTCATCGTGGCGCAAGGTCAATGGCTTTGGTATCGATGGCGGGAATTCGTGGCAACAGGATGGACACACTTTGATTGATATGGCACAGAGTTCATGGCACTCCGTGCAAAGTTTGACCGGCGCTTCACCGTTTCCAGACCCCGCTTTGTTGGGTGGCTGCACGTTAGTAATCGGGCCATGCGTCTCAACCACTCCAGCAAAATCTAGCACTAGGCAATGATCGATGTGATCTTTGATTCGCATACCACGACCCGCCATTTGCACATAAAGACTTGCGCTCATAGTTGGGCGCAACATGGCGATTAGATCAATATTAGGAGCATCAAAACCAGTAGTAAGTACGTTAGCATTTGTTAAAGCCCTTATTTTTCCAGATTTAAACTCGTTAATAATTCGCTCTCGGTCTGACTTTGGCGTTTCGCCAGTGATGCAAGCCGACTTGATGCCTTGGTCGCGCAGCTCAATTGATACATTTTTTGCATGATTAATACCTGCGCAAAAGAATAACCACGACTTTCTATCACCAGCCAATCGAATGACTTCGGCCACAACGCTCTCGTTATTCTTTCTTGTATCCACGGCTTTTTGCAGTTCGGCCTCAATAAACTCGCCGCCACGTTTTTTGACGTCGCTAGTGTCTAGCTTGGTTGTGGTGGTCTTTGATCGCAGCGTTGCTAGATGCCTTTTGTAGATCAATTCTTCAATACTAACCGGCTCTATTAAGTCATCAAAGATAGCTGGCTTGTCCGTGATAAGACCGTGGCCAAGGCGATACGGCGTGGCCGTTAGGCCGATTACGCGCAACTCTGGATTGATTACCTTCAATTCAGCCAACAACGTGCGGTAGCCACCTTCGTTTTTGTGACTAACTAAATGGCATTCGTCAATGATAACTAGATCAATATGGCCAAGATAGTCAGCTTTCGTGCGCACCGATTGAATGCCAGCGAAGGTAATTGGCTCACCTAAGTCACGTTTACCGATACCTGCTGAATAAATGCCAAGCGGAGCGCCTGGCCAGTGCTGACGCATCTTCTCAGCGTTTTGCTCGATCAATTCTTTGACGTGCGTCAACATCAGGATTTTTGTCTCTGGCCATTGCTGTACGGCATCCTTGCAAAGCGCAGCCACGATGTGGCTCTTACCCGCGCCAGTTGGCAGCACTAAGCATGGATTGCCTTTGTTTTTTTCGAGCCAATCGTATAGCTGGTTGATGGTTCGTTGTTGGTAGTCACGGAGCATTTAGAATTTATAATTAGCGATGCGTTGACCAATCCATGCCATAACAGGCACGGCCATTGAATTACCTAGTGCTTTATATCTTGGGCCATCAGGTGATTCATCAGATTTGCGCCAAGGTATATTGGTGTAGTTGTCCGGGAAGCCCTGTAGACGCTCACATTCAACTGGAGTCAAGCGACGTACTGCCATATTTGTTTGCATTACCGTAGGTTGATTAATTGCAGGATTACCATCACCGCGCTTCAATGTCATTGAAATATTGCCTGTAATTGTGCAGTTGAATAAATCTGTACCTACTGGCTGACCAATCAATGGAGTTTGATTGCTGATACCAGCTGTCCCACCAAGGTTGTGGCAGGTAAGGAACGGAACCTCTTTTGCCCCTCCTTCTGCATTACCCATGTACATTGGTTGAGCTACAGCATGACGATCAGCCTTTGTTAGGCACGGCGAAACATTGTGCATAGGTTCGGTTGCATTGCCACCGTTCTCAGGCTGGCGACCAATCCAATTACCAGGAATGCCATAGGTTGGAATTAAAGTTTCCGTCTCTGAATCTAATCGTGTTTTTGTTATCAAGCATTTAGCAATTATTGGTTGAAGAATGTGATAATCGCCACTAAGTGCTTCTTGATTTACTAACCACAATTTAGTTCCAGCATTTGCACTTAAAGTTCCAAAGGTTGGCTTGCCGCTTGCAACGCTATTTGGAGTTCTACTGGCAGCTTCTTGCCTCTTTTCTCTGCTCGGCGCAGGATTCCCGCACACGCTTTCGCGCTCAAAAAGAACTTCTGCGGCAGGTCGCCAGTTTCCAAGGTATCCGACAACGAACACACGACGGCGTCGCTGGGCCACTCCGAAGTATTGAGCGTCAAGCACTCTGTAGGCGAACCCATACCCGAGTTCAGCCAACGCCCCGAGGAAGGAACCAAAGTCCCTTCCACCGTTTGAACTGAGGACACCCGGCACGTTTTCCCATACGAACCACTGGGGTCTAAAGTGGTCAAGAATTCCGCAATAGACGAGAGCGAGATTTCCTCTTGGGTCTTCAAGTCCTTTGCGGAGTCCGGCAACGGAAAATGATTGACAAGGTGTTCCACCGACCAAAAGTTCAATTGGTTTTTCAAGATTCCACTCCTTAAATTTTGTCATGTCACCTACGTTTTGGACATTTGGATAATGATGTGCAAGTACAGCCGATGGAAAAGGCTCAATTTCAGAATAGCCAACAGCCTCCCACCCCAACGGATGCCAAGCAACTGACGCAGCCTCAATTCCAGAACATACAGATAAATATTTCATTATGTTTTATCAATATTGGTGAGTTATTTATCCAACCACCCGCGCATTAAACTCACGACGAAACTCTGTCGCAAATTCATCAGGGTTGGCACACACCGCCGGATTGGCCAGTATTTCTTTGGAACCAAAGACATTGGTATCAGGCTCGCCGTTAATAACATCTTTGTTATTAATGACGTAAATCGCTTGCCACTCATTCGCGCTTTCCTTGCGCTGATATGGCACTAGGTCTGGATGCAATACGTGCGAATCGCATCCTTCGCGCTGCCACTCAACAGGTATATCGTCAGCGTCATGGCGCTCACACCGCCATGTTGAATTCTCTAGCGCCGTACTATGCGCGCAGGTTCTGCAATTGGCGTGTTTGGTAATCTTGGAACCAAAACAAAAGTCGTGCGCAGGGCACCACTTGCATTGATACCATGTTGAGTCAGCGGATAATGGCTCCGGCATACGGTCAGCCAAAGCAATGCGTTTACCTCGCGCAATCGCTTTCTCGGCAACGTCTTTATCAAACTTGACGCGCTCGGTGTAGATGCGGTCATCATCCTTGCAAACGGCTACATACAGCGCACGATCAATCTTGGTGCCAGCCATGTACACCTGCATCTGCACGAAATGCTCTTGCTTGGACTCCTCAACGCCTTTTTTCTCAAGGTCGTTAAACGATTTCAGACTATGGGTTTTGAATTCGGCGACATGTTCGGTCTTTGGTGCGTTTGGCACACCTGATTTGATTACGCCGTCTAAGCTACCGGATACGTGAGAGCCAAAGCTAACTTGGCTTTGGTTTCCGGTCGTGCGCTGGATGTCGATGCCAATGGCACGAAGGTCAGAGACGATCTGCGCCTCTTCCAGATTTCCGCGACGAAATACGCGCAGGATTCGACCATCAAACTGCTGTTGCACTGCCCAACGAAACGATAACCACAACCAACGGTCACACGCATGACCCAGTGTCGATGCGCCCAAGTGTGGTCGTGGAGGCTCCTGACGGCTTTCGTGGTGCTTGTCAATCAGGTTGGTAATGCTGTATTCTGGCGCTGGAATTTTCATGATTCCTTTCTCCTTTACTTGGACTATTCGGGCACGGATAAAACCGTGCCCTTTTTTTTGTTACTTCTTTTGCCACGGTGGCGCAGCTTTGCCACTCGCAGCGGTAGGGGCCTTTGCTACTGGTGCCGGAGGCGTTGAGCCAGCAATGGCTTTAAAGGCTTTGACTTCATTCTGGTCGCCGTACTGCTCGCTTGAGCGAATATCAATCTTGATTGACAGTTGGCCACCGATCAGCTCGTCGGTATCTTGGACTTTAGCGATGCCAATAGCGCGCATAACTTCACCCAATTGCTGGCGACCAATTTCCTCGGCCTTTGGGTTAGGGTTACGAATGTTCAAGTTGCCAAAGACAATTCTGCCTTGATGCGTTGGGCCAATAATGTCGTACTTGATAGAAATGTACTGACCAGTACCTGCTTTGGTGTTCTTCAATTCAGCGCCAGTAATGCTAGCCGTGTACCAACCGGCTGGCAGAGGTTCATACGATTTGTCACTCACTGGCATTGCATCTGCTTCAAAGGTTTGGTCTAAAAAAGCCATTATTCTTCTCCGATCATGGTGATAGTAAATGTTGGTCTGCCTGGCGTTGTGGTAATAGCGCCGAGCAAAGGTTTGGTAATGCTTTCATCCGCTGCTTTCCAAGCCGCCGCAGCAATCTCAGGTTTCCAGCGGAATAAACTGCTTAAATGCGCCTCAAGTCCGTTTGCAGCCGCTAACTCTTGCAACTTGTCGGCGTTGACCTTGCGATTCATTCGTCCTTCAATCTTGATTACATACTGGCCAACTTGACGGTTTTGCGTTCCCTCAAACGATTCAAGGATCAAAAACTGCTTAACCAATTTGTCTTCGATCTGGCGACGGTAGTTTGTCGCCGTTGTTTCATCCATCTTGGCAATTGTCCATTCTTTGCTCAGTGCTTCGATGTCGTTCATAGAATCCACTCCACGATCGTTTCAGCAAAAATGGCCAGAATCATAACGATGGCAATGTTGATGTTCATGCCTTGGCTCCAATCTTTGCAATAATCATTGACAGGTCAGGTGCTTCCCAAGCCTCGAGCTTGCCAGAGCGATCCTTGGCTAACCACAGGCCGTCGCTATCACACATCAAAGCGCGTTGGCTATTGCCTTCGGCATCGCGCTCAACTCTAAGCGCAAGAACTTCGTCGAAGAAATACGGCAAGGATTGGCCGGTCTTGTTGCCAGGCATACTTGGCGCGTACAAAATGCGACCCATTTCATCCTGCGTCTTTTCCAGCTTGGCGCTCATGTAAACGTGCTTTGCTGGCAGGTCACGGAAAACACGAATAATGTCAGCCATTTGTTCCTGCATGGCACCGTAGGCAGCTCGCGGGTCTTTGTTAACCTTTTTCTCGTAGTTCAAACACACTTCAGCAATTTCCGAAATGCTGTCAATGGCCACCGATTCAAACTGCGCAGCCTCGGCAGATTCAGTTAGCCATTTGTAAGCCTCTTGAAGCTCTGCCATCGTGGTAATTTCAAGGTAAGGCAGCTCCGCATCCTGAATCGATAAAAGGCCACCTTCAGCGCTCAAAACGATTGGACTAGGCAGCGTTGGAATAAGGCTAGTCTTACCTGCACCGGCTTGGCCATAGACCAAGAGCTTGACGCCATTACCAGCTAGATTGCCAGTTGATTTGAGATTAATAGCCACGGCTTGCCTCCTCATAGGTCAAATTGGTTGCGACGCGTCGCGCGACGTTTTC